GTCAACAGGTCGATTGGACCGGCCAGCGGAAACTCGGACATCTTGAGATCGTTTGGATTCGTGCTCATCGGTCCAATCCTTTCACGGTGCCGGCACCGGCGACGTGGTGCCACTGATGCGGCGTTCGCTGAGATTTAAACCGGTGCCGTACACCTTCGCGCATAACACCTCGAACGTGATTTTGTCGTCGTCGAATTGCGCCAGGTATAACTCGCGCCGGCCGAGTTCTGGATTTTCCATTTCGATCCAAAACGGTCGGTCGCCGGCCGCTTTGCTGGCCTGGAAGAATTGCCAGACATAAGCGGCGCGCGAATAGGCCACATCGAGAATCAAGCGGCCACCGTTCTCGGCCAGGACATAGCCCACACGATCCGCGGTCTCGCGCAACACGAACGCCGGCGCACTGAAATCATCGGCGATTGGTGCGGCCGAGTTGTCGCCAGGTAGTGCCGAGATTTTCATGGTCCACGTGCGCCGGCCTTCCGGTAATCCGTCGAGTTTGGCCGCACTGTAACCATCACCAAACTCGGCCGTGCGGATCGACCAGTTGCCGGCGATCTCGGTGATTAGAAAACCCTCGGTGTTGAGTGTCGGCCAGGTCATTGCCCAATCCTCGACGCCAATCCCACCGGCACCGGCGACACCGTGCCGAGCACGCGCGCCTCGGCGAGATTCAATCCGTTGCCGTACACCTTCGCGCATAGCACCTCGTAACTGAGTTTGTGATCGGTGAACCTGGCCAGGTATAGCCGGCGCGTGCCGGTCGCTGGATCGTCGACCTCGATCCAGAACGGCGCATCGTCGGCCGCTTTGCTGGCGCGATAGAACTGCCACAAATAAGCGGCGCGCGTTTTGGTCTCGACGTCCTCAGAATCCGGCAACGCGGTGATCGAGATCGTCCACGTGCGCGTGCCACCTGGCGCACCGACCAGTGCGGCCGCACCGAGGCCGGCGCCGAAATCGGCCTTCAACACCGACCACACGATCTCGATTTGCGTGAACAGAAATCCCTCGGTGTTGAGTGTCGTGAACATTTGGCGTTTATTTGACCTGTAACGCGTCGGCCGGCCGGCGTGCCTCATTGCCTGGCCGGCACCATGAACGCACCGCACGCGCCGGCCTGGCGCACGCACGCGTCGGATTTCAAGCAAGTCGTTGCCGTTGCGAGACCAATCGAATCAAACCAGCGTCGGCATCCATCGCGCGCACCAGACCGTGCGCACCACGCATCACCACGTGCGACGCCGGCATCGAGTTGAGGTGTTGCACTGCGGCGCGCAACTCGGCCGCGGCCGCAAGCAAGCCACCACCACCACCACCGGCGCCGGCCGAGCTCGCGCCGTGCGGCGTGATGTAGCCGTTCTCGGTCGGTGTAAACGTTTCGGCGCCTTGCTCGCCGACCACGTAACGCGTGCCACGGTAGACGGCACCACCAGCGGCGCGCGGAATCAACGGTTTCAAATCAAGCGAGGTGGCCATCGGTGTTGCGGTGCTCGTAATCAAACCACTGTCGACGTGCTTATCGTCGCGCAACGGATTGAACACGCCACCGGATGCCAGGCCAGTTGCGAGACCGGATACCACGCCACCCCAATTGCCACCGAGGCCGGCCGAGGCCATGCCGGCCAACGTCGACGCGATTGGACCGATGCCAGGAATGAAACTTAAAAACGGTGCGGCGATGCCAAGTATCTTCGAGAACAGACCGCGTTTTTTGCCGACCGTTTGTTGCGGCATCATGCCGGCGATCTGGCCGACCGCACCACCGAGCATCCCCAAAATATCTTGCGACCGGATGAGTTGTTCGGCGTTGGCCTTTTGCGATTCCTTTGTGATCTTGATGGCGTTTTTGGTGCGTTCGTTTTCGGCCAGCGTTTGCGCTTCCAACGGCGACAACGATTTCAACGTCACCTCGGTCATCCTGGCGAGTTGGTTCTGGCGTTGCACGTCAACGCCGATTAATTCTTCTTGCGCTTTTTGCGCGTCGACCACCACCGGCACCGAGTCGTTGATCGTCTGCACGAATGTTTGGATATCCGCGGATGCGTCCAACACTTGCGGCGCGCCACCACCAGCACCACCACCTTTGAAGATTTGGCCGGCCATGCCGGTGATGTCCTGTTGTCCCCATTGGACCACGGCCACCGGTTGCACGCCACCGGCGTGTGCGGCCAATCGCGAAGTGTACGTCGACAACGCGCCGGCCATTTTTTGCGTTGGTTGGCCGTATGGTGAGGTCGGCAACGAGGCCCATTCTGGCGCGCCTTTTTTGATCGCGCCGGCGATGTCACCCTGCATCAATGGTCCAATCATGCCGCGGTCGAACATGAGGAACGCGACGGCGAGTTCTTGATCATGCGGATTCGAGAAATCAAGTTTCTTGCCGATTTTCTTCTCGATCATTTCCCAGGTGCCATGCAGGAATTGACCGAAACCGGCCGCGGTGGAACTCGTTCCCCCAAAAGGAACGTGGACGTTTGGATGCTCGGTGCCGAGTGCGACGCGTTGGCCACCAAATAGTTTGTTGTAGATGCGTTGACCGTTTTTGGTGATCGTGCCTTCACCTTTGCCGATCACGTCCATCATGGCCTGTACGCGCGGATCGTTTAGCAGACTTTCGAGTGTCTGAATGATTTGATCTTTACTCACGCCAAACGAGGCCGCGAAACCTGGTCCAATACCGATGGCCATGCCTTGACCCAACGGAATGCCGACCTCACGTTCCATCACGTGCGACGGTGTGCGGATGTCGAAAGTCGTATAGAACAATCGCGTGAGGTAATCGCCGAAATCGTTCACCGATTTACTCATCGATTGCACTGACTCGTTGCCGGTGATGCCTTCGGCGACACCTTGCGCCAGGTCGATGCCACCGCGGATTCCTTTGCTGGCAAAATCAATTAGTTGGCCGGCCGACCGGTCGAGGAATGCCACCAGTTGTTGTGCGGTGTCACTCGACAAAACTTTGTCGGCCGTCTGATACATCTCTTTTAGACCACCGGCCAACTTCTCGGTGCCGGCCGCTTCGGTGAGTTGCATCCGCGCGCCGAATACGCGTTGCGCACCACCGAGTGTGCTGCTAGCCACTTGCGCCGCATAGCCACCTTTTTTGCGTTCGATACCCTCGGCAATCAAACGCGATGCGACGTCGCCACGGATGCGACCAGCGGCGATCAACTTGGTGATTTCCTTTTCGCTTTTGCCGGTGGCCTCGGCCAAATATTGTTTGGCGTTGACGCCGAGCTTGTAGAGTGTTTTGAGATCGCGTGTAGCTAGTTCACCTTTTTCGGCGACCAGGCCCAACGAGTCGGCCACCTTCGTGATCACCTCGGCCGAACCACCAAAATCCGCGGCCTGGTCCGTCGCCGCTTTCAACAGTGTCGTGGAGAGTTTTAGATTGTCGGTGAGGTCATACAATCGTTCGCTGGTCTCAATTAGAAACTTTGGATCGTTGCCGGTTTCGGTGGCCATCTTCTTGATGCCGTCGAGGTATTTTTTTGCTTCGTCTGCACTGCCAGCAAAGGTCGTGAATTCGAGATTGGTCTGTTCGAGAACCTTATTCAGTTCGAGACCTTGCTGAATCATGCCAGTGAACGCACTGCCATATTTGTCGACGGCCGATCCAACCGTCGAACCCACCGCGGTGCCGATGCCTGGCATGATGGCCGTGCCGATGATCGATCCGAGTGTCTGGCCCAACGAGTCGAACGATCCGGTGATCACCGCGGTGGCCGCACCGCTGAATTTCTCGCCAAACGTTTTGCCGGATTTCTCGCCGGCCTTGTCGATCTCGGTGCCGAGTTTCTTAACACTCGATCCGGTGTTGTCGACCTCTTTTTGGAAACTCTTAATGGCCGCGGAACCTTTGCTCGCGTCGACCGCAAGTTCGGTTCTGAGTTTGTATGCTTCGATCTGGCGTGCCATGCGTTGGTGGTCCTATTTGCGACGCGCCATCACGCGTGCGTAACGTGCGGCCAATAGTTTGTGTAACCAGGTCGGATCGCTGGTGAGCAATTGTTCTGGCAACACGTGGAGATCAAAAGCCAGGTCAATCAATTCTTGTCCTTCCAACGGCAACCCTCGCGCGCCACCGGTCTCATACCACAAGGTGAGCAAGCGAAGGTTTATTCGTTTCCCTGGCGATCATCCGTGATTGCCTGGTTGATGCGATTCAAATAATACGTGTCGAGTGTCGCGAAGAATTCGGCCGACGGTGGCACCGGTTGGCCGTTGTCTACGACGTCTGGCAACTCGATCACGTTGTGGACCAACGCATCGATCAATGCCTGGCGTTTGTCTGGCGTCGCATTGAATTGCGCTTCGATCTGTTCGCCTTCGTCGAGTGAGATGCCACGGTAGACAACGCGCATTTGCTCGGTGCTGGTTTTGCCGTTGTCCTCAAACGAGAGTGTGACCTTGACCGTGTGCCGGCCACCACTTTTGATTTTGTTGATTTCGATTTTGGCCATGTTGGAAAGTCCTTCGCACCAGGAAACGTTTCCTAGTGCCACGTGGAACGGTTGATTGGTTTCAAATCCTCGGCGTGGTTCGCGCGCCGGTGGTAGGTGGTTCGAGTCGGTAGGATTATCAATCGTTGGTCCACCAGACCGACCGCGGCATCTGACAAACCACGGCCGACCTGGTGGAAGATTAAAATTTAGTAACTGCGCAATTCACCGTAGCCATCATCCTGCACGTTGCCAGGTTTCAACAGCACCGTGCCGTCGAGCTCGTACATCGCGACCTCGTTGGCCGTGCCACCGGCGCCACCGGCCTTCAATGCGTAGGTTGCGGCCGGCGAGAACGCCACGCGGTCGAAACGTGCCCACACCTTTTGGTCCTGCACGGCCAGGTTGATGCCGTCGAACAGCACCGCACAATCCGGTGGTGTCTTAGCGGCGATGATCACGCCAGAACTGGCCGCGTAACTGTAAGAGAAGATTTGAAACGGTTGCGTGAAGCTGGCGACCACCAGGAACGTGATCAACTTGCTGGCCGCATCGAACGTGTAGTCGGTGCCCTCGACCAGCGTGGCCGGCGTGGCCGCGGCCGAGTCTTTCAAAATCAAATCGGTGATGCCGCAATGAGGACCTGGCACCAGGAAAACATCGTTCACCTTGATGCCATCCGGTAGCACCACCGGCACGGATTCGGCGCCGGCATCTTCTTCACTCGATACGCCGTGCAGAATCAACTCGAGATTTTTCGCGTTCTTTTCCTTGAGTTGCATTTTCAACGCGCCGGTGCGGCGAATCAAAATATGCAAGTCCTGGAGATTTGGACCAGTCTTTCCGGTTTTGTAGTTGTCCACAAACTCGGCCGTTTGTGAGTATTCAAATTGTGGTGTCTCGCCGACGTCACGCCACACCGTCGGATTGCCGTTCACGTCGAGGAACGACACCTTGATATCACCGGCGCCGATAAAATAATCAGGAACACTCATTGCTCAATTCTCCTTCACTCATACGCGTTAAAAGGTGCCGACAAAAATTGGACCATGAAACCCACCGCGGCGCCGTCGATCTGGAACGAATCCTTTGGCACGATGAAGCCATCTTCTTGCGGTTGTGAATCGACGGCCAGACCACCAAACCTGGCATCGCGTTCGCCACTGGTCGGATTCGTGATCACCGCTTGCATCACGTCGCCGATCATCAATCGAACCTGGCGCGCATCCGGATCGCGTTGGAGAAATATGCGCACCTGAAATGGCAACTCGTTCATGATCTGTTTTTCTTGCGCGTATTCCTGCACCGTGTTGTTCACCAGGTCGAAAACGCCGAGTGCCGGCAATTCTTCTTCCTGGTAGACCACCGGCCACTCGTTGATTGGTCCGGTGCCGAGGTCGGTGGCGTATCCGTTCGCCACGGTGATCGAAGCCAACCGGCGTTTGATTTCGTCGACCAACTTTTGCCGGATCGTGTCGGCCATTTATTTTTTCAAATACACCGTCGGAATTTTGCCGTCCTGGTCATCGGCCACGCGTTGCAGTTGATAACTCACGCCGTCGATGCTGGCCGTGTATTGCTTCACGCGCCGCAAGTCCACGCCGGCCAAATCTTCAAGTCGGCAAATGAAGTGCGCCGCGGCCGCTTCCACGTCGGTCTCGTACAACGACACCGGATTGGTCACGGCGTTCATGATCACCGGTATGGTGGCCGTGAAACCGTCTGGTCCATTCAAAGAACACTCGACCGCAAACCCTTCGTCGATCTCAAAAAACTCCAACCGGTCGTCGGCCGTTTCAATCATCGCTTTCGTTTTGGCGCCGGTGCCTTTTTTTTGCTCGGCGTCGGTTTTCGTTCTCGAGTTTTTCCTGGCGTTTTTGCTGGTGCTGGCGCCGGCCGCTTCTTAGTCGGTGCTAGTTTTTTTTTTCGCCGCTTAGTGGCAATTGCGGATCGCGGTGTTCTGGTTCCGGATCGCGCACCTGGACCATTCCCTTCGCCGGTCCTTTTTTGGCGCCGGCCTCGACCTCGACCGCGCGACCGTTGGCCAGGAACACGGCCGACCAGCGTGAATCCACCTCGGTCGTGTCGGTCTCATAGTCAGGACCGTAATCGGTTCCCTCATACGCGGTGTTGCGCAAAAACTTCAACGTGCGCCGTGCGCCTTTGTCGTTCACCATCTCAACCGGTGGCATGATTATTTTTTCCCCTTTGTCGCACTGGCCTCGGCCGCGGCCATCGCTGGCAACGTGCCGAAATTGCCGGCCTTCACAAACGATTGCAGATGCCGAAATTCCACGTCGGTCAACACAAAGCTTGTTACCTCGACCATGCCTTGCTTTTTCTTCGCATACGGATCGGTGATGATCTCCAACACACCCCAATCGCCGATCAACACTTCCGGCCAGTTGCCGAGAATGCATCCTGGCGCCGGCATGTTCTTCGAGACCTCGGCGCGAATGCCGTTCACCTTCCCCTCGGACCAGGCCGGCATCCCAATCGTGGCCGCGATTGGCGTGATCTTGTAGTCCATTGCCCATTGCGGATCGGCCAGGTATGCGAGTGTCATCGGATTGCCGTTGGCGTTGGCCTGGTTGAGCAAAAATTCCATATGCACGGCGCCGCTGTAGTTGAACGCGGCGCCAAAATCCGCGGTCTGGATTAGTTGGTTGTAGAGACCGACCGGCGCCGGCGCGACGCCTTGCAGTGCCGCACGGTCGAGTGCCGCGGCGTGTGCTTTGGCCAGGTCCGTCGCCACGATCTTGTCGACCGACGGCGTGGATTGCGCTAACAACTGGCGCGAGAACATGGTGGTGGATTGTGCGGTGCGTGGCGTGAGCCACACCGTATCGAGTGCCAGATCGGATTCGGCCACGTCGGTGCCAGGATTCTCAACTTGCCAGGTCACCACGGCGCCGGCCGTGGCGCGTGGAAATCCGACGTCACCTTTCAAACCGCTGAGCACCGTGGCGCCGAGTTCGATCACCCAACTTTGCGGCCGCAACAGATCGATAAACGTGCCGAATTCATCGAAGGTTAATTCCTGGCCTTTGCTCGGTGTCTTAGTGTCGAGGCCGGCGCGTGTATGGTCCAACGTGATATTGGTCGGCACCAGGATGCCACCCTGGTGTTCATAGCCGGCGCCGAGATCGCGTTGGAGTTGTGCCGAGATTTCGAGTTCGAAACTGTTAGCACGTCGATCACCCATCCGACGCGCCACGTCGACCATGATGGCATTGCGGATTGAATAGCGTTTTGTTTCGCGCGCCGTGAGTTCGATCACCGGTTGCCCTCCGGATGTTTCGTTGCCCTGGTTCAACTGGTCCAACTCGCCGACCGCGCGCTTTTAGGAAAAGACACACGCGGCCGGCGCGAGAGATTGTTAGGGAATTAGGCCGGTGCCTTTGCAGAACGATTCGCCGTGCCGCAATTGCACGTCGGCCAACAGGAACGACGTCAACTCGATCATGCCTTGCTTTTTCTTGGCATACGGATCGGTGATGATCTCCAACACGCCCCACTCGCCGATCATCAGTTGCGACCACACGCCAAAAATTAAACCGTGCTCGTTCGTGCCGACGCCGAGATTCTTCGGCAACTGGTTCGTAACCTCGGCGCGATAGCCATTGACCGTGCCATCACGCCAGATCGGTTGACTGAATCCGGTGCCGATTAATTCCGGTGTCACCTTCGCTTTGCCACGTGCGGCCGGCGTGGCCAAATAGGCCATCGTGCCGACGTCGGCATTATCCGCGGCCACCTCAGTTTCCATTTGCACCACGTTGGCGAACGTGACCGTGCCGGTGAACGCCACCGAGTTGACACCGCTGGCCGTGTAGATGCCGGTCGGTGCCGGCGCCACGCCGTCGATGGCCGCTTTGTCGATGCCGAGTGCGTTGATTGCGGCCAGGTCATCCATCACCAGACCGTCGACGTCAATCGCCGATTGCGCTAACAACTGGCGTGAATAGCTGGTGGTTGATTGTGCGGTTTTTGGCGAGAGTACCACCTGGTCCAACGTGAGATTTGATTCGGCCACGTCGGTGCCAGGATTCTCAACTCCCCAGGTCAACGTGCCGGCGCCGATCTGGCGTGGAAATCCTACGTTGCCTTGCAGACCTGGCAACACGGTGGCGCCGAGTGCGATCACCATCGCGCGATTGCGTAGCATCTCGATGAACGATCCGTATTCGGTGAACACCAATTCTTTGCCGGCGTTGGTGGTCTTAGCGGCGAGACCGGCGCGCAACTGCATCGCCGTGCGGCGTTCGAGAAATTCACGGCCACCGCGAAGTGCCTGGCCGGTCGGAATCAACACGCCACCGTGGCGTTGATATCCGGAATGAATCGCGCCTAGTCGCTTCTCGATCTCGGCCGAGATTTCTAATTCAAAACAGTTTTGATTGCCGAGGCCCATCCGCATGTTGACGTCGGCCAGGATGGCATTGCGCACCGAGAATTGATTCTTCTCGCGTTCGGTCAACTCGATCACGTTGCCTTGCTGCACCACCGGTGTTTTGGCCGCGGCCTCACGTTCGCGCCGCTTGTCAAAAACTCGCTGGCGAAATTCGGCCAACGTGTTGCCGCTGGCGATGGCGTCGCGCGCGGTTTCTTGCGCCAGCGTTTCGCCTGGTGCGTCGATCACGCGTGCTAACTCCATGATCTCGGTGGCCAGGACCAACGCACTCACCGTTGCCGCGGCCGTTGCCGCTGGCGTGCCGGCGCCGAGCTCGGCCGCACGGTTGCCATTCTGGCCGTTGGTGCCGGCCGGATTGCCGTTCTGATTCTCATTTTCTTCCATTGGTGTCGCTCCTTTGTCGCGCATAGCAATTGGTGGTGTTGGTGCTGGTGGTCCATCAGAACGGCCCGCATCGAGTGTGCGCCCAACTCCCGATCCAACCACGTCGGCCGCGATTGAAACGGTTGACACTTCGAGCGGTTCCCACCGCGTTGCCGTATAGGTTTCACTGTCCTCGTTGACGATATATTCGTGGACCAGATAGCCGACCGAGATTTGCGTGCGGATGCCGTCTTTCACATCCTGGAATTCGTCGAGACCGGCCTGGCGTTGCGAGAACTTGACGGTCGCGCGACACACGCCATCACCGTCGGCGCGTGCGGTGCCGGCCACGATCACACCCACTTGCGCGTCGGTGTCGTGGTTGAGTAGCAGAGCACCACCGTTGTTTAAGCGGTCGAGCATCACCGAGGCCGGATCGCACTGCAACACCTCGGTGCCATACCACCGTTCGATTGGTGTCGCACTGGCGAACGCAATCTCGACCGTGCGCGCGTCCTCGTTGATCGCCGCGGCGCGCTTTGCGTGGTCCCCTTCAACGAGGATTGCAAAGGTTCGTTCCTGGCGTTTGCCGAGTAACTGTTGAAGGTCGGTTTTCATTGGTCCAAAAAGAAATTTGCCGGCGCCGATCTGGTCGGTGATCGTCGACGGCGCCGGATGTTAGACGTGCGGATTGTTTTTTGCGCGCCTGTTAGAAGCACACGCACCCGTCACGCGGCCGTGTCGCCACCGTCGGCCGGTGCTGGTTGCTGCACACTTGCGGCGCCGGCCGGCAACACAAATTGAATCCCGTATTTGTTGGCGAGCTTCTGTTCCTCGGCCAGTGTCGCCAGGATTTCTTCGAAGTCGGCACCCTCATCCGCGGCCACCTCGGTGCGTGTCGTGAACGCGTTATTGACGCGCAACGAATCGGCCTCGACGTCCTGCAACGGATTGACGTATGACCAACCACGCGGCAACCACCGCGGATCGGCCACGCGGTCGAAATCGCGCACCAACAATCCCTCGATGGCCTCACTGAGAATCGCCGACCGCAACCAGGCCAGGTAGACCTCACGATTTAGGTGCTCGATGAAATACGTTTGCCAGTATCGGTAGACCTCGCGCGCTTCCTGGATGCCGGATCGGATCGAGGAAAAATTCACTTCGCGAAGGTCGCTGGCAAAGGTGGTGTAGTCGACATCGAAACCGACGGCCACGCCACGCAGCATCGCTTTCAAAAATTCTCCCTCGTTGCCATTCGGTGAGTGCGGCGCGAACATTTTCATATCGTAACCAGGTGGCAATTCTGGAAAGATTGCCGGTTGCGCTTCGATCTCCGATGGCACGGCCGTGAGTAGAACTTCCAGCGGCGAGATTTCTTCCGTGGCCGGTGGAATCAAGAATCCCATCTGGCACGCCTCGACACGCGACGCAATTACCTTTGCCTCGACATACGCGCCGAGCTCGCGCAAATTCCGCATCGCCGCGTGCGCCGCTGGTGCCGACCTGGTGGCCGCTTCATCGTCCAACCAAAACGGCAAATAAATTATTTCACTCGCCGGCACGCGCACGCGGTGGAGTTGTCGACCTTGCGGATATAGCTGTTCGTAATACGGCGTGGTGAGATAGAACGCGACGATCTGTTCGTTCTGGTCCACCTCGACCGACATCCAAATGCGATTGCCGTTTGGCAATTCGGTGTTGTAAAGCTCATCGAGGAACGACACGTCGATGAACTTCAACGCGAAACCAAACGGATTGTCGGCCGTCACCTTGCGGATCAAACACTCGCCATCGCGAAACACTTGCGTCACGGCCAGGTTTTGCGCGTCCAACCAGGTGAGTTTCTTCGACGCCGTGCAATTCTCTTTATGCGCCCAACGCGCGAATGCCTGTTCCACTTGCGTGTTCAACACACTGTCGAGGCCATCGCCTTTGCTGGCGCGCACCTGTAAGCGAATGCCGCGTGGTCCAACTATGTTGGATCGCATCATTGACAGGAACTTTTTCATGTAACCGTCGTTGTGCGCCAACTCGCGCGACCGTGCGCGCATCGTGCGCAAACCCTGGCGCAACTCGGCATTGATCGAGGTCAGCGGCGCCACCCAATCATTTGTCAATCGGTTGTGCACCGCGGCCTCAAAACGCCGGCGCCGCATCTCACGCATCCGTGCGCGTGCGGTGGCCTGGCGTGCGTTGCGTTGCTCGGCGCGTATCTCGGCAAAGGATGGCAATTCGAGATTGAGTGTTTGCATTTTGTTATGGTCCTGGTTCGACCGGTCGCACGTAATGATTTTTGAAGGTGCCGGCGCCAGCGGCGCGCCGTTCGGCGTTCAACCGTTCCACCAATCGCTTTTCGAGGTTCAATAATTCGTCGAGTGAATAGCGGCGTTTGGACCGGTTGGCGATCTGGTATTCCGCGGTGCCACTGATGCCGGCCTCGGTGATCGCCACGCGCAGTGCGGTGAGTTGCTTTTCCAACTCGGTCGGTGGACCTGGCACCAACAACGCATCGACCACGCGCAACAGAAAAGCCAACTGCAACGTGGTGCCGTCGTCGATCTCGATGTCGTTGTAAACCGCGTATGAGGTATTGACCTGGCCACCGCTGAGTGTGATGCGTGTCGAGGTGTCGTTGAAACCGTCGGCCACCTTCGTGAGATCGGCCGGCACCAACCAGGTCGATCCGGTGATCTTGGTGGTCGGCGCCAGGTAGTCGGTGCGGTCGAAAATGTATTGTGCCGTCGTGGCCGGCGCCTTGATGTAGTCGGTCATCGGTCGCGCATATTAGCGACGCCGCTGGTTTTTTACGCGCCTGTTAGAAGCACCAGCACCGGCCGACGACCTCACCAATTGCCGACGAATCCACCACCACCGCGGCGCCGTGGCAACCGGAACGGTTTCTTGGCGTTTGTTTGCCCTGTGTCGCGTTCTTTCGCCGGTGCGGTGCTTTCCTCGGCCGGCGCCGAGCTCGCGCCGCTGGTGCCACCGGTGCGGCCTGGTGGTGGTTGTTTCGCCAGGTCGGCCACCGCGGCGAGCAACCGTTCGCGCAACTTCAAATAATTCGGTCGCAAAAACTCCTTCGCAAAAATTGCATAGACTCGACAATCCCATGCCTCATTGCGTGCGCCGGCCTTTTTCTTCACCCAACGCCAGACCGAGAATCCCAATCGCACGGATCGGATTCTCTGTTCGCTGGTCAGTTGCTTGAAATAGTCGTCGGTGTAGTGGATCGGGAAATGGCAAAAACCTGGCACCGGTTGGCCGGCGTGGTCTGGTGGCAACTCGATGCGCAATGCCGCGGCCGCGGTGTCTTTTGCGGCCTCGGTGCCAATCGTGAAAAGCTTCGTGCGTGGACCGACCAGCGAATATTTTTTTGGCACCAACGGCCGGCCAGGTTTTGAAGCACCCTGGATGGCCATCCAGCGGCGCCGTTGATTGAGTTTACAGAATTTGTAAACGCCATTCTGACAACCACCGTGTGCATCGATACCACCGGCCGACACACGCATCGTGAGGCCGAGTTCGTGTTGCCACTCGGTGAGCAAGTAATCCTCAAACTCGGACCAGACCGGCGAAGGATACTGATTCGGATCGCCCCAAAAAACACGATAGTCAATCGACCACGATTCATCGCCGGCACCCCAACCAAGAATCTCGACCTCGATCCGATCCGGATGCGTGTCGGCGCCAAACGTGATGAGGTCCACGCCGGCCGGCACCGGCGCCGGATAATCTTCACGGTGGAAACTGGTTTGTTCCTCGTCGAGACCTTCACCTTCTTCCCACAACTCGCCGAGCGTGGTATTGGCCCACACCTGGAACAGCGGAAACGAACGCGCGCGTTTGGCCTCGGTCAACTCGACGGCCATTTCACCCCAACGCATAAATGGCGAATACGTGCCGAGTGCTTTGAAACCAACGCGGCCACGAAACTCGGCGTGCGCGCGCCACTCATACGCGGCCAACATTTCTTCTTTGTCGTCGTCGGTCATGATCGATTGACAACCAGGACACTGCCACACCGCATCACCTGGCGCGCGGTCCAACTCGGTCCACTTGATCGTGAGCCATTCCAATTGTTGATACTCACCACACGCCAAACATGGCACGTAGAGATGCCGCTGGTCCGAATCCTCGAACGCCTTCTCGATCCGCGATTGACCTTTGATCGTCGGCGAACTGGTCATCACCACCAACGCGTTGCCGGCCGCACGATAGTTGCGCGTGCGCACCCTGGCGAGTGCCACCGGATCACCCTCGGCGCCGGCCGAGGCCGGAAAACGATCCACCTCATCGAGCAACAGAATCCGGATGTCCTCGGATGCCAGGCCAACCGGCGAGTTGGCACCGACCATCGAGATATGACCACCGAGAAATATTTTGTGAAGAAGCGTGTTGCCGGAATCACGCGACCGCGGATCGTCGACCAGATCACGCAACACCGGCGTTTCACGAATCATCGCCGTCAAGCGGTCGCGTGAATATTTCTCGGCCGCTTCGAGTGTCGGTTGGACCAGCATGATCGGTGCCGGATCGACGTGCATGAAGTAGCCAATGAGATTGCCGAGCACGCCTTCCGTTTTGCCGACACGCGAACTCGACCAGAAAACGATTTCCTGCACGGCCGGATCGGTGGCGCACTCTAAAATCTCTTTGAGGTATGGCACGCGGTCGGTGCGCCACTTCGATCCGATGTCCGGTCCTTGCGACACATAGCGATGCTGTTCGGCCCATTGGTAAACGGTGAGATCGGCATCGGGAATCGCCGCTTGCAGTGCGTCGGCGAAGATGCGTTCAACCAATGGTCCAATCATGCGGATTAAAGAATGTTCGGATAGTCGCGTTTGAGGTCGGCGAAGATGCCGGCAAAATCGCTGGCGAGAATTCGTTCGAGGTCCGACACTGATTTGGCGCGATACAACCGGCCGCGTGCGTCGCGCGCGTATCTGGAAAATCGCTGGTGCAATGCCTTCACCAATTGGAAAGCACCTTCACGCAACTCGGCCACCGGCGCCAACTCGCCACGTTCACGTTGCAACTTCAACAGAATGCGTGCGGCCTCGGCCGTTGTCTTTTGTGTGCGTGCTTTGTGATAGCCGTTCTGGTTGGCGTCGACGTCGCGCGCCGCACCCAACACCGCGGTGGCCTGGTTGACGTCGAATTGTTTTTCCTTCGACCGCGTGCGCACCGGTGCCACGCCGGCCGCACGCAATCGTTTGATCACCGTCGCGCGGTCTTTGCCGCTGGCGCGTGCCAACTCTGAGATGTTGGCCACGGTGGTGCGTTCACTGGTCCAATCGCCGAGTGCCGGTTGTGTTGGTGCTGGTCGTTTGGTGGCCACGGTGTTCATTGTCTGTTACGCGGCCGGCACCAATGCGAGTGCGGCGATCTTCTGGCGTTCAAGTTCGGCGATGGCCGCGGTGCCTTGCTGTGTCGCGACGTCGCATAGAATCGGATATCCGGAATCAATCGAGGCCAGCACCTCGGCACGCGTGGCCGTGCGACCTTCGCGCCACCAGGTGAGTGCCAACGGCGTGCCGACGCGCACCAGGTAATCGCCATTCACCGGCATGATGTCGAATCGCTTCGTCACCCAAATCAGCACCACGCCAGGATTCCGTTTGAGGCCACCTGGCAAAACGTCGGTGCCTTCCGGTAATTGTGCGGCGCGTCGGTCGGCCTCATCGAGATTCAAAAACGGACACGCCAGCACCGAGAACTCGGCGCACTCGCGATGCGATGGTGGTTCACTCGACACGCGGTTGATGGCGCACATCGGACCGATCACGAAGGCGAAATACTGGCCGAGCACCTCACCGCACAACCAGCATCGATTCTCTTTTAGCGCACGGCCGCGTTTGCGTGAGTCCATAATCCGGAAATCGAAATGGTCCTGCACATAGGCCACGAACCACGGCACCGGATAACCCCGTTCCACTGGCAAGCGGCGCATCCGTGGTGGTATTGGTGGCAACCCTTCGCGATAGATTTTCTGGTCCATGTTTCACTCGCTCCGTTTCAAATCCATGTTTCGATGATCACTTCGTCCTCACCTGGCAAATGCGGAATGCAGACCATCCACGATGGCACCGCGCGCCGCACCTCACGCAACGTGGCGCCGTGTGCAAACAGACCTGGCGCCGGCCAGACCTTTGACGCAATCACCCACCATTGGCGCGCCACGTAATTGTGTTGCGGATAGTCGCGCGCGTGGTGGTAGATCACGATCATGCGCAACGCGCCGGTGGTGCTTTCGATTTGCGGCGCGTAGGTTGGCGACCGGTGATCGTTGTTCCTGGTTTCGCAAAAATCCTCGTTCTCGATCTTGTCGTCGATTTCGTCGTCGGTGTCGGTGTTGGTCATGGCTCATTTCACCTCGTTGATTTTTTTGGTTTCCTTTCTATGTTTGCTTGGCCTGGTATTCGATGCCCTGGTCGTCGAGTAACTTGGTGATCTTTTTTTGTGCGCGTGCACTCGCGCACGGAATCACGATCTTGAACGTGCGTTTGAATTCCACCGTTTTCGTTTCCGGTTCCTCGGTGTCGTCGGCCTCGGCCTCATAGTGGAGATTGCGTAACAGTGCGTCGAGGTCCGGCATCTCGGCGATGGTCTCTTTGTAGAGTTGATCGACCGCGGCCGGATCGGTCTCGGCCAGTGCGCCGATTGGATCGAGTGTCGCCAGGACCGCACGTTCCTCGGCCGGCGAGAGGTCGACCACCAGGTATGGCACCAACTGTTTTGGATCGTCGCGTAAAGCTTCCTCGATGCGCGCGTGGCCGTCGATTAGATTGCCGGTGCGTTTGTTCTCGATCACACCCTGCACCCAACCAACATCGCCGAGCATGGTGCGCAGTGCATCGCGTTGCGTGTCGCCGTGCCGGCGCCAGTTCAACGGATTGAATTGAAAACTCGACGCCGGTTTGGTTTCAAATCCGGTGATGCGAATCCTGAATTTCTTCTTCGCGCGACCGTTCACGTTGTTGGCCATAAAATTAATCTCGAGTTTTTTTGATCGTTAGTTTTGGGAATGCCGCGGCCACTCGTTCGAGGACCACGGCGCAATACGCCGGATCGATCTCCATTGCGTAACACCGACGGTTGAGATTTTCCGCGGCGATCATCGTCGATCCGGAACCGAGGAATAGATCGAGCACCACATCGCCACTGGCCGAACTGTTTTGAATCGCGCGGTGCGCCAACTCGACCGGTTTTTGCGTCGGATGATATTCGTTGGCCACCGCACGATCTACGTTCCACACGGTGATCTCGTTGGTTGGACCATACCACCGCGGCGCGTGCTGGTTGGTCTTGATGCAGTAATAACAAAGTTCGTGTTTCTGTTTGTACTGAGCGGACAACGCGCCGAATTGTGCGTGGTTTTTATTCCACACGATCTCGTTGCGGATTTTGTAACCGGCCGCGGTGAGTGCGTTCAGCACCACGTCACCACTTCCAAATAAGCCACCTTGCCAAAGGTAGATCGGCGCCTGGTCGTCGCTGAACGCATACGCCACGCGACACGCCGGCGCGTATAGCGATGGCGATTTGTCGCCGACCAGGCCGGTGCGTTTGGTGGTCACACCTCCGTTGTAATTGACGCCGTATGGTGGATCGGTGAACACCAATTGCGCGCGGTCCTGGCCGCACAACCGGCCGACGTCGAGATCGCTGGTCGAGTCGCCGCACATCAAGCGGTGCCGGCCGACGGTCCACATCTGGCCGCGTGCCGTTTTCCATTTGCGCGTGAGTTCGGCCGCGTGGTCGAGGTCCGGTTCTGCGTCCTGGATATTGGTCAACTCGCCGGCGCCACCAAAGTGCAACGTGTCGAGCAACTGTTCGAGACCTGGCATCGCGATGATGGTTTGGTCGTACAACAGATCGAGTGCGGCCTGGTCGACCTCGGCCAGTGCGCCGATTGGATCGAGTGTCGCCAGGACCGCGCGTTCCTCGGCCGGCGAAAGGTCCACCACCAGGTATGGCACCAACTGTTTTGGATCGTCGCGTAAAGCTTCCTCGATGCGTGCGTGGCCGTCGATTAGATTGCCGGTGCGTTTGTTCTCGATCACACCCTGCACCCATCCGACATCGCCGAGCATGGTGCGCAATGCGTCGCGTTGCACGTCGCCGTGCCGGCGCCAATTCAGCGGATTGAATTGGAAACTCGACGCCGGTTTGGTTTCAAATCCGGTGATGCGAATCCGGAATTTCTTTTTGCCGTTGGTGGTCATAGCTTCTTGATTGTCAGTTGCGGAAAGGCCACGGTCATCCGTTCGAGGACCACGGCGACCACCGACGGATCGATCTCCATTGCGTAACAGGTCCGGCCGAGGTGTTCGGCCGCGATGATCGTGGTGCCACTGCCAACAAACGGATCGTAAACGTCGCCGGCGTGGTTGCGCATTGGTCGCGCCATACACTCGACCGGTTTTTGTGTGCTGTGTCCGGTGGCCAGGTCGTTCTCATTTAGTGACCGGCCGAGCGGTGCCATCGAGGCGATATCCCAAATCGTGCTTTGTGCTCGGTCGCCGGTCCAATGCGCCTGTTGACCTTTGCGCACCGCGTACCAGCATGGCTCATGTTGCCAATGGTAATGACCTCGACTAATGACAAAATTCGGTTTGCGCCAAACGATTTGATTGCGAATCACAAATTCCGCGGCCGACAAAGCATCCTGCACCGCGGTGCTGAACCAGGCCGCATACCAGACATAACAGACCGAGCACGGCGCCAACTTGAAAGCGGCGCGCCAATCAATGCGGTCGTCGTTCAGCACGGCCGCAAGGTTCTCACCACGGCGACCGACCATCGTGGTGATGGTGCTGGAATCGTTTTTGCCGGATCGTTCGCGCCAGGTGGCGTCATAGTCGACGCCGTATGGTGGATCGGTGATCATGAGTGCCGGCCGTGCCTGGTCCAACAACCGATCCACATCCTTCGCCGCGGTCGCGTCGCCGCACATCACGCGGTGCTGGCCGACCTCGAACAACTCGCCGCGTTTCACTCGCCATTTCTTTTGCAGTGCGGCCGCACGGTCGAGGTTCGGTTCTGCGTCCTGGATATCCGTCAACTCGCCGGCGCCGGCATAGTGCAACGTGTCAAGCAACTGTTCGAGATCTGGCATCGCCTGGATTGTTTGGTCGTACAGCAAATCGAGTGCGGCCTGGTCGACCTCGGCCAGTGCGCCGATTGGATCGAGTGTCGCCAGGACCGCGCGTTCCTCGGCCGGTGAGAGGTCGACCACCAGGTATGGCACCAACTGTTTTGGATCGTCGCGTAAAGCTTCCTCGATGCGCGCGTGGCCATCGATTAGATTGCCGGTGCGTTTGTTCTCGATCACACCCTGCACCCAACCAACATCGCCGAGCATGGTGCGCAGTGCGTCGCGTTGCACGTCGCCGTGTCGGCGCCAGTTCAACGGATTGAATTGAAACGCGCCGGCCGGTTTGGTTTCGAAACCGGTAATGCGAATCCGGAATTTCTTTTTGCCGTTGGTGTTGCTCATCTGGTCCTAGTGATTGCGATTCGGAAAGTGAAACGGAAAAGGCAATCGCGGATTCTGGTCCGGTGGTGCTTTCCTGGCGCGCGCGCGCTTCTCACGCCGGTGCAAAATCGCTTGCGCCTTCAACAGAATCGAGTTTTCTTCCATCGCCGATTTGATCGCCAGGTATTCATTCTTCGCCGCGTCGCCACGTGCGCACGCGTAGGTCACGCGCAACGGACAAGCGGCCGCAAAGTAGATGGCACCGACGCCGGCGCCGCGTGTTGGTTTACCTCGACGCGCACGGAACGGTGCGATCTCGGTCTGACAGGCCACGCACGGCATCCGGATTCTGAGTGCCAGTTGACGCACCACCAGCGGCGCCGCGGTGTCGAGTTCGATCCGGATGCGTGGATGCCGGTGGCCACCGTCACGATCATAGATTTGCAATCGTATATACGGCGCCAGCGTATCCCATTCTGGTTGGTCCAATAGTGACATCGTGATTACGTGCGCGCGGTGGCCAGTGCGTTCTTGAGTGCGGTGTAAAAATTGTTGCTGAAATTCTTCTCGAATGCCTGGCGTGTTGGTCCGAACAGGAAATCGCGTTCCTTGATGCGCGCACGTGGCACCAGGATATACATCGCGACCGCTTTGGCCGCTTTGCCTCGACCTTGCTTTTGCATCAGCACAAACCCGCGGCCGTGTTTTAGTGGCACCAGGAAATCGCGTTTGCCGGCGAGCTTCCGCGGCCGTTGTGCTGCACGGATGATGTCGCGTTTGGTGCGCCGCACGTTGCCGGTCGGTATGGCCAGGAATTCACCTTGCGGCAATTTGATCACCGTCGATCCGGCCGGTTCCTCGATGAACTTGGCCATGAAATCGGCCGCGGTGCCGACATAGGCCACCAGATTCGTTTTAGTCGCCGGTCTGACCTTCACCGCGTATGGTCCAACTTTGTCCCAATTGTTCCGGATCGTGAACGTGCCTTCGATAGAGTTGAGCACCGCGGATTGACCTTGCTTCGCCGTGGCCGTGAGTGCCGAGGCCAACGCGAAGATGGTCTGTTTGTTGAGGTCGAGATTCGTGGTCGACACTTTGATTCGTGATGTCATCATGGCGTTAATTCCTCAACCAGTAATTGCGCCGGTCCTGGTCGCCGGCGAGCGGTCGGCCGGCACGATTGCATGGCCTGATGCGGTCGCTGGCGTGCAACTCGGCCAACGTCGTCGAGACCGAATTGAAATCGAGACCACTGCACCGGATGATCTCGCGCGTCGAGGTGGCATCGTGCTGGTGTAAACACTTGAGCACGGTGCGTGCTTTCCAACTCGGCGATCTCACTTGCATCAACACGTGGTGCTGCAATCGGTTCAACGACAACCGGAATCGCGGAAACTCGCCGGCCAACTTGGCGAGTTGGTTCGCTAACTTCACGGCCACGCGTGCATCCGGTTGGCGCCGGCGATCTCGGTATTCATTCATGCCGACGAACGGCCGGTCGCGTGCGATATAGAAGCCGGTGCCGTGGTCGCTGGCGCGCCGGCGTTTGCGGCGTGCGTCGCTCGGTGCCGGATACAGGTCGTCACTCATTCGGCCTGGTCCTTCTGGCGTTTGTATGAGCCGGCACGCGCGCACGTGGCGAAGTGATTTTTGCGCAACACGAATCCACGCCGTTGCACCGCGGCGCGTTCACCTGGTGGCACGATCTCGTAGAGATCACCAGTCACCAGCACGTTGCCGTCGAGAGATGGTTGGACCTCAATCGGCGCCGTGCGGCCAGTTTTCACGTGTTCGACCATCATCAGTTTGACACCGCAATCACAAATCCGGATTCGCATGTTTGCTCGCATAGTCGCGCCGGCGTGCCTCACGTCGACGCAACCAGAAATTGAACCGTGGCCAGGTGGTCAGTGGATGCCGACCGCACCAGCATCCGAGTGCAAAGGCCACCGCGGCCACCAGACCGATGCCGACCGTGTTCATTTGTAAAACAACACCAGGACCGTCAACACGATCACGATCAACCAGGTGGCCATCTCGACGATGTTGAGTGTGCGGTGTTTCACCTGGCATCACCTCGACCGCGCGCGCGTTCGATCACTGTCAACACCAGCACGGTGATCACCACCAACAACAACACCAGGACAAAAACAATCAACAACCGTTTCAATCTCAATCCCACCTCCAACGCGCCGGCCGTGGCCACTAGCAACACGGCCACCTCGACCAATCGGAGTGTATAGCGGCGCATCACGTCGTCGGCCTCATATCGTGGTGCGGTGGTGGTGGTGGTGGTGGCACGGCCAGACCTTTGAGATCGAGGTATGCGACCACGATCCGTGCGGCCTCGGTCCACTCGCGCACCACGTGGACCAGGTGATTTTCACCCTCGATCAACTCGATGAATTCGCGTTGCCTGGTCGAGAGTGTGCCGCGGTCGCTTTTGAACTCGATCCACAATCCGGCCTTCCCCTGGCGCGCCACCGGCAAATGCGTGTCGAGCACGCCGGCGTTGACGCCTTCGAGGTACAACGAGATCGCCGTGGCGTGGTCACGTTGGCCACCGTTCGGAATGGCATAAAACAATTTGAGCGTGGCGTGTCGCTTCTCGTTGATGCGCAACCAATCAAAAAAGGAACACTGTTGATCGTGCTCGATGCGGTTGCGCCGTGGTTTTTTGAGATCGCCGATCATTTCTTTTTGCTCGGTGGCCGGCGCGTTTTCGTTGGTCCAACTGCACCACGTTTTGCCGGTTTAAGTTCTCGAGTTTTTCCTGGCGCCTTTGCGATTTTCTTAGTGCTCGATTTCTTCGTGGTCGGCACGCGTTTCAACTTGGCGACCGCGGCCGGTTTCCTTTGGGCTTTTGCCGGCGCCGCACGCATCACTGCATTCATGGCGCGCCGTGCTCGGCCGAGGTGCCGTTTCACCAGGTCGAAGATCGGCGCCGGCAACTCGATGTCGGTCACGTCGAGATTGTGATCGGTGGTGAGTCCACCACCGGTGATCGACACGTACACATTCCGACCGTGCGCCGGCACAAAGTACAAACTCACTTTCAATTTGTGCGGCGTGCCGAGGTCGGCAAACGTGCGATGCGCGCCGAGGACCGTGGAGATTCCTTTGCCGGCGCAATCCCAACACTCGCCGGCCACGTTTTGAAAGTCGCCATTGCTGAGTGTCTTAGCGCATCTGCTACATCGCCGCGGTGCCTCACCTGGTTCACTCGCCGGTGGATCGTCACTCGGTGGCGTTGTTGGTGTTGGTGTTTCCAACGGTGGCACCGTTGCCGATTTTTCGACCTCATTTGAGGTGCCAGAATCCGGCAACGTCGGATCGTCGAGTGTGAGTTGTGCGGCCTCGGTCAACTCGCCGGCCGTATCGCGTTTGCCGATGCGTGCCGTTTCCTGGATGCGACCATCGCGACCACGGCGCCGCGTTGGTTGCGGTGTTGCCGGCGCGTTCTCGACGCCTGGCGCGTCGCTGGCGTCGGTGCCGGCCGAGGTGGCCGCGTTGGTCTCGGCCTCGACCTGGCGCCGCAACTTGCGCACAAACGGCAACGACACGCGCACGCGGTCGGCGATCACTGCATCCGACCAGGAAGCCCATTCCGGATCGCGCAACATCACCAGCACCGCGCGCCGCTTGTCGTCTGGCGTGCGTGGCAATCCGTGGTGCGCGTTGGCGCCGAGTGAAAAGAGAACCGCGTCGCGTTGCGTGCCTTCGCGCACGTGTACCGCGATGTCGTCGAGGTGCAATTGCCGGCGTGCGGCCACGCGATAGAAACCATCGGCCAACCAGTAATCGGCACCGTCGAAAAAGACATCGACCGCGGGAAAGTCGGCATCGTTCTGGCGATGCATGGCCTCGGCGTAATCTTCGAGCACGGCCGGATCGAATAGCGATCTCTGTTGCGTGCCACCGTCGATCCGGATGCGGTCGAGTGCCAGCATGATCTCGGCCGGCGTCGAGTCCTGGTGGTGGCCGTTGCCGTTGCCGTTCACGTTGACGCCGGCCACGTTGTCGCCGAGATCGGCCTGGTCCAATACGTCGTCGCCGGCCTCGGCCATCAGTTCGAGATCGGTGGTGCCGGTTTCGCGTGCCTCGATCTCAAACTGGCGTTGGCGTTCGAGTGTGATGGCCTCGGCCACCGCGTCGGCCGGATCGACGTGAATCGCCGTTTGCAGTTTGTTGAGACCGCGGCCGCGTTGCGCCAGGTGGCCAATCATCTCGCGTTTGCCGTCGCGGATGTCGCGGTGCTGGCGATGCAAACGCCATCCTTCGTCCACCAGGTTCACCGGCAACACGGCCGGCCGGTCGCCGCTGGCGAGCTCGGCGCCACCGGCACCAACGCCACCATCGTCGGCCACGGCCGCACGTTCGGCCATCAACACGCGACCGGCCGAGATCGCTTCCGTCGGATCGGGAAAGCCACCGGTGTCGAGGTCCAATGATTCGTTGACCAGTGCGAACGGCGCCGAGGTGTCGCGCCGGATTAATTTCCAACCGGCCGCGGCCAACGCGTTCGGCACCTTGATGCGTTTCCAGATCGTTTGCGGATCGTTCTCAGTCATCGTTTTGAAACTCTCCAATCAGTAATTTCTCGCCGGCCAGTGGTAGCACCAACTGACCGGTGGCGCGTTTGCGAAGCAACTTGTCGATCAACGTCGCGCACGTTGCTTCGAGGTCGAGGTGAGCACCTAAAAAGTTTTCCATTGCGCGCACGCAATAGGCAAATGAACCAACCGGCCTGGTGGCATAGTTGAGTGCGTGCAGGATGCCGCACTGAATCACCAGGTCCGGTAGATCGAGAACCAATTTAACGTTTGTGTAGTCGGCCGCTTTCAACCGGTTGCCGGTGAGTGCCACGTAGTAGTCGAGAATGGTGCGCGTGCGGTCTGGCGCCGGCGCCGGTGCCTCGACGTTATTGCCAACGCCGAGACCGGCACCAGGAACGGCCGACGCGTGCGAGTCCACCGGTTGCGGATAAGCACTCGGACAAGGTTTTCCACAACCGTCACGCGCCGGCCGGATCGATCTCCCAATCAATCGATCTAAATCTAAATCTAAAATCCGCAAAGGTTGTGCCGCGGTGTCGGCCGGATGCGCCGCGGCGATGATCTCACTGGCCAACTCGGTCGCCACCTGGTCCAACACCACCGCGAACGTGGCGCCGTGGTCACGCGCCCAACTGTCAATCACGCCATACACTTGCGCGTCGAAGTCGAGAACGAGACCACGGCGCGTGGCATCGCCGAGCGGTGGTTGGAAGGTCCGAAAAATATTTTGATCGCCACTTGTCTGCATCATTTTTACACTGTGCAAAACTCGACCGCGGATCGTTAAAGCTTCAAACCTTTTCCACAGGCCAAAACCGACGGCATCAACCACCGGTCGTGCTTCCGAAATCCGGTGGTCGAGGTGGCACGCCGGCGCCGTTGGTGCTGGCCTCGGTCGGCACCGCTTGATCGAGCACGTTGCGCAACACGCGCACCGCACCGAGCAAGAATTCAATCGCGAGTTGCATGGCCTCGGCGTGGTCGATGCCGGTGCCGACCAGCACACCATCGAAATCCTGTTCTTTGTTCAACCACACTTGCCAGCACTCGCCGCACTGAAAAATAAGCAACTCGCCGGCACCCTCGACGATCTCAAATCGTTGTTCGTCTAACATGGTCCAACTCTCCGATCTGCAACGGCACCGGCGTTGCCTTTCGCGTTTGTCTGGTCTTACAATTCCGCTAATGCAAGGCGGTTCAAACTTGGAGACTCAAGATACGCCGGCCACCACCGGCGCCTTGAGTCCCATGCTTGTATTGCAAATCGACCATCCTGATCATTTTGCCGATGGCACTCGAAAACGCATTGGCCTCGGCCGGCGTAATTCTTCGCGCCAACACATCGCGCCCTACCAATCCCAGAATTTCGATCACGGCCAGACTGGTTGTTAGGCCAGACTCTTCGGCACATTTCACGCTTAGTGGTTCTGTTTCCGACCTCTTAAGATTCGGCGTAACTCCGTCAGTTTTTGCGTTGCTTCTTTTAGCCATTGCTTCTCCTTTGCTAGTTGTTGTTTTGTTTGGTCCAAACATGCCGGCGAACACGTCGGCACAAAAAATCGCTTCAAAGGTAAATCGACAATTTCAAACCAACTTTTATCGGATCGTCGTTGCCGGCGTTGACAACTAAAACACCGGCGCACGTTCTCGACCTGGTGTTGATAGTGCTGGCGCGCCAGGTCGGTGCACTCGGTCGAGCACGTGTTCACGTTGATCGTGAAACCCTCGACCACAATCGCGGTCGACCAGGAAGCCGATCCGCGCGGTCGCGTATCGCACACCACGCACCGGCCGCGGTCGCGACGTCGTTTTGAATTCCGGCCGAGCTCGCGTTTGTGATCGATGTTCGCCTCATAAAGTTCTTTCCGTCGTTGCCGCACCTTCTCAGCATTGCGCGCGCGATAGTGGTTGCCGGCGCGCCTGGCCTTTTCTCGGTGGTGGTCCACGTTGGCGTAATACCTGGCGCGTTCTTGTTCGCACAATCGTTCCCGATTCGCTTCTCGCCACGTGCGCAGTTTGTCCCGATTCGCTTCTCGCCAGGCACGTTGTTTTGCTTGCGTGGCCGCTTCCTTCGATCCGTACCTGGCCACCAATTCGGCCTCACGTTCGGCCACGCGCACGGCACGCGCCGCGGCGCGTTTTGCTTTGTCACGTGCGGCGCGTTGCTCGGCATATTCCGGATGCGCCGCGTGCCACGCGGCCGTGTATGCGCGTTGCTTTGGCCGGTATCGAATGCGCCACGCGCGTTTGTCCTCGGCGTGCAAATACGGCATCGGTCGACCTCACCAGCGGCGCACAAACTCGCGCCGGAAATAGACACGGCCATCGGCCTCACCACGCGTGGAGATCGCGCGCCGCTGGAACAGTTCACCGATGGCCATCGTTACCTGGTCCTCGACGATCCGACGTTGCACGCGCCGCGGCATTCGCTGGTGCGCGAACTCCACGATCTCACCTTGCGCGCGTGCGCCGTCGGCCAGTGCGCCGAGCACCAACGGCACAAAGCGGTCGAGTGCCGGCACCTCGACGGCCGGCATCACAAACGGCGCCGGTCGGCGAATGAGCCGATGCGCCGGTCGCGTCGCTGGTGATTGCCGGCCGACCTTTTGCGCCGCACGGCGTTCGCCCTGTTTGCGGCGCACGCACTCGCGACAATAAAAATTCCGTTGATCGTCTTTCGACGCGTCGAGGCCGAACGCCTTGATCGGCAACTCGCGCGGTCCACCAGGACAAGCGGCGCACGTTTTGGTTCTGCGTTTCATACGTGGTCGATCTCCAACGGTTGAGACCAGAAGCACCGGCGACCGCAACGAGGGAACACGTGCACCGGATCGGTGGCGTCCCCCAACGCGACGCCAATCCGGCCGGTGCGGCCGCGGTGCTTCTGGTAGTCGGCGCACGCGGCGCCGTGGTTGAGTTGTCGACCGGCACCGGCCTGGCCAACGTCGACGCGAAGCTAATGGCATAGAACTCGCCGGCGTTGGTTGCACCTGGTTGGACCAGTGGCAACTCGATCCGCAACGTGCGTGCGCAGTGGCGAATCACCAAATCCACAAAACCGCACCAGGTCGACAACGGTTCCTAATCCGTGCCGGCCGGTGGTGATTCGCGTGCGGTGTCAAAAAACAAAATCCGGCCGTAGCACGTGCTGGTGCCAGGTCGGATCGTCGAGGTGTCGAGATTTATTTAGTGCGGCGCCGTCGAGGTGGCGCGCACGCACAAACGGCCGACGTGTGATAGTGCCGGCCGTGTGATAGTGCCGCGTGATAGTAGCGGCGTTTGCGAGTTGTGATTTTGCGTTTTTACTGAGTGTTTTGGTGAGCCGTGCAGGATTCGAACCTGCGACCCGCTGATTAAGAGTCATCGCATCGGCCACTTTCAGCACTCCAATCAACTCGCCGTGTAATCGCTCAAACCCGCCTTTTTGCTTAGTGATACTGCTATTCATGCGTGTGCAACCGTTGACACCTGAATACAGCGGATGAGACACTGAACAGGTCGCGCGTGATAGTGAAAACGGCGCGCGCGTGATAGTGACACCCCAACAAAGGACAACTAAGCAATGGCAAAAACGAAAAGAAAAACCACCGGCCGCACACGCGGCAACAACACCGGATCGGTGTGGCGTGATCGTCAGACCGGCAAACTCTATGCACTCGTAACGTGGACCATCACCGTCGACGGCAAACCCAAACAGAAACGCAAAACGCGATTGGCCATCAGTGGCACGATGCGAGAAGCGTATAGCCTGATTCCCGAACTGCAAGCCGAGGTTGAGGCCGACCGGCAACGCGCCACGGCGCGCCAGGTGGCCGAGCTCGATGGCACCGCTGGCCACGCGCGCGACGTCAATCCCAAAACTCTCACCCTCGGTCAACTCGCCACTTATTATTTTGAGGACGTTTTGACGGCGCCACGATTCGACCTCAAAACCAAAAAGAAAAAATCCGGCCGCGTGTCCTGGAAGGATTTGCGCCGCAAGATTAATCGCCTGGTCGCGTATTTCGGACCGAACAAATTGGTGGCGAATTTGACGGTCGGCCAGATTCGCAAGTTCAAAACCGAGCGGTTGAACCAAGCACCAATCGCGCGTTACAAACTCGCCGGCACCGACCAGATGCACGCGGTCGAGTTGAAGGATGTCGACGGTGGCGACCGCACGATCACCGATGCCACGGTGCATCGTGATCTGCGTGCCTTGTCGCCGATGCTGAATTACGCGGTGGCCGAGCAATGGTTGGATCGCAATCCGATGATCGGTCACAAGGATTTGGTGCAACCGTCGAAC